GAACCATCCATTTTATCTGTAAATTCAAAAGGTTCGTTAGGAATATCATTATAATTTAATTCTTCATAGTTAAAGAATTTAGGAATACAATTAGCAATTATATTTCCTTGAAAATCAGTCACTAAACCTCGACATTTTAATAATAAATCATTAGTTTTCCATAATTTTTCATAACTAACTTTTGGAGTATAATTCCAAATAATTAATTTATAATTAGGATGAACTTGTTTTTGCAATAAACCTTGTTCATGCAATATATTTAATTCTTTATTCATTATTCTATATTATTATCATATTTCCAAATAAAACCTCTTGATGTTTTACAATAACCAGTTAAACAATTAGATATTGAATTAAATGGAATTTTTGTTTCAATTGATGCTTGAGAAATACTTTTCCATTTATTTAAAATTTCTCCATTTTTATTTAATTGAATTATTGGTTTACAGTGTTTTCCTTTATTTTTACTTTTTCCACGATTACTATCACCAATTTTTTTACTCCATGAAATTTCTCTACCAATCATTTTGTTTTTAATTTTTAGTTTAGTATCGTCAGAAACTATATGTCCTTTTTTTGCAATACTTATTTTTCTTTTAGTTTCATCAGAAATAACACGTCCTTTTAATCCTATACATCCTTTTCGTTTACGACTGCTTTTTCCATAAATTTCATTTCTTTTTAAAGTACCTAATTTAATAAAATAATTATTAAGACTTTTTTTTATTTTTTCTTTAGTTTCTTTAGAAACAATTGGTAAACAATTATCATTGGTCGTTAATATTAAATTAAGACCATTATGTAAAACATCATAAAAATCCTGCCAATATCTTTCTCTATTGTTTAAATTATGAATTTCACAAATTTCTATTATTTCAAAAATATGTGAATCAATACCATATTTTTGAAATGAATTATATAATTTATATTGATTTTTTGAATAATTCAAATATTTATAATCATTAATTCTTTTTTCAAGATTTATACTTTGTCCAATATAAATTTTTCCTTTAGGATTTGTAATTTTATATATACCAATACTCATAATCAATATTTTATTATAAATACCAAGTAATGTAAAATTACCCCAAAATTTTCATAATTTATTTAGTAAATAAGAACATCGGTTCAAATTTATGTTTATTTTCTTTATTTCTCATATTAACATTCGATAATGCAAGATAGAATTTTTTCCTTAATTTAAATCCTGCTTTTTCAGCAGATTTGATAGTATCTTCTTCTAATTTTATACTATTTCTACCTATTACATCAGCAATATTAATAATCATCAAACCATCATCCTTTAATCCCCAATGACAATTCTCAAATGTTTTAATTAAAAATCCTTCAATCCATTCTTCACGAGTAGGATATTTAATATAACTTTGAGTTGGCTCATCTGCATATTTTTCTTGGTTAAAATATGGTGGAGATGTAAAACACAAATCTAAAGAATTTGCAATTGGTAAAAAATCTTCACTACCAACAGGATATATTTCCCATTTATTTTCTTTTCCAAAATCTTCACCTAATTTTCTTAATCCTTCGTATGTTTTAGTAGATGGTTCAGTTGCAATATATTTTCCAACATTACTTACAATTGCACCAAGTAATCTACCACCCCAACCACCAGACATATCCCAAACCACACCGTTTTTTGCAAAAGTGTTATATATAGCTGCTGCTGCAGTAGGTCTAAAATTGGAAACACTTTGAACATTACTAAATAATTTCAACATTTTTCTAATTCCAGAATCACTAATATATGTACCCATTTTTAATCTTCTCCGTATTACTCTCATAAATATTTCATCATCTATAAATGCTTCATAAGGAGTCATTTTATTACCACATTTCACTTCAAAAGCATGTGGAAAATATGACCAAGCCAGACCTAAACCATGCATTGTTTGATTAACAACATCATCTTGAATAATATTTGAAAAATCAAATTTCTTTAATGTGTTAAAATCTTTCATCCTACTTTCAATGTCAGTAGGAAAATATGGAAAACCATTTTCACGATAGTATTGAAATATTTTATTTGCAAATATTTCCAATTCATCACTATTCATATTTTCCCAATGCGACTTGTTTACTGTAATTTCTTCTTTCTTAATCATATTAGTATTTTTATTTTTTTAGCTAAAAACCATTTTCCACCTTGATTTTCAGGTCTTATTAATTCTTCAAAATCTTCCATTTCTACTTTTAACCAAACTCTACCTTTCATACTTAAATGTGGTGCAATTGGTTGCTCTGTACAATGCCAAAATGGTCTAAATTTAAAACCGGGCGTTGGGTATCCTTTAGCTTCAATCCAAGTATTTAATGGTAAGACTCTTGTATTATTGATAAATAATGACGTAATATCACCACATTTTTTCTTCCTGAATAACTTATACGCAAATTTTGTCATAATGTTATTAATATCGACAAATATATTAAATTAATTTTAATAATAATCAAAGTATTTATATTTAAAAATTAATATAATGAGTTTACAACATATTATTAAAGAAGAAATTCAAAATTATCTAAATGAAAGTTATGCCTTAACTGATGATAGATTCACATTTACAGAAAAATTACAAAATTCATATTTTTATGGCTTTAGTAGTTTCTCTTCTCAATATGATTCAGATATTGTAGGTAGTGATATTAATGTTACTTGGAAAGTAAGCTTTTGGCTTAACCAAATGGGTATTGAAAATTTTATTGTTGATGTTGAAAAAGTTGAAGGAATTTTTTATGTTAATTATACAGATAAACAAACTGATGAAATTGTACAAGAAAATATACAAAAAAATATAAATGATTTTGAATGGAAATTTATACTTGCTAATCCAACATTAGTTAAAGGTAGTTCGTTATATATCTCCGAATTAGAATTCGATTTTAAAGAAAAAACATGTAACGTTAAATTTTAAAAACCCGGTATCATCCGGGTTTTTTTGTTTTAACATGCTGGAATGTTGTTGCGATATGCAGAATCGAACTGCAATTCACTCCTTATGAGAGAGGTGTCCTACCATTAGACGATATCGCAATGTTTATGTTGAGAATTTAATCTCAACATATTCACGATTGTGTCTTGTTTCATACACAATATTGATTGGTTTTTTCATCCATTGTTTTGGTTGTTTAGATACTAATTTCCAATTTGGGTATGTTATACTCCAATGACCATTAGTTTTTTTATAACCTCCATAATAATTATTATCTTCGTTTTCACCACGATGATAACCACATCTGGAACAATGAATTTTTCCGGAATGTTCTAAATGCATTTTATATGCACGATTGAACTCACCACGATTTGTGGTTGATTTTACAATTTCTTTTAATCCACCCATATTCTTGTGGTCGCATTAGAGCGTACCTACAAGAATTCAAAGATTTTTTTCATATTAAATTATTTTTATTTTGAAAATCAACGAAACCTTGCATATCATTTAATATATATTTTTCAGTTTCATCTCTCCAATTATTAATTTTTTTTATTGATTTTAAACATTTTTTACATGTCACAAATTTTTCATCATTAGTTTCATTTCCACCATCTTGAGGCATTAATGTTCCACATAAAGCAAATTCAGGATAATCTTCTTCATCATTATTAACGTATGGATTATAGTGAATTTTCATAAAAATTTAAATTAAATATTTATAAGCTTTACTTCTATCATTCTCAACTTCTTCTTTACTGAGAATAATAAATTTTATTTTTGTATTCCCGGTGGGACTCGAACCCACACGCTTTTCAGCAACAATTTTTGAAACTGCCAAGTCTACCATTCCATCACGAGAACATTTTTTCATTTTTTTGGTATAATTTTTTTAAAATTACTTTTTTTATTACTTGAGTCAGTAACTTTAACTGGTTTACCACATCCACAATCATTATTACTCTTTTTCTTTATAGCCATATGAATTTTGACAATCAGGATTTAAACAATATCTTTTACCAATCAAAACCCATCTTCTTGGTGTCGATGAATGACATTTATTACAAAAATGAGTACATCCTTCTCTTATTATCCTACATAAAGGAGGTTTTGGTGGTTCAGATAATTTATTTTTCATAAATACTATTAAAATTTTATTTGTAGCGAAGATGGGAGTCGAACCCACACGGTCATTACTGACCACAGGATTTTAAGTCCTGCATGTCTACCAGTTCCATCACTTCGCCAAATTATGCAAATACTATTTTTATTACATGTTTTTTTAAACACTTTTTACATAAAAAAATATCCTGAGTATAATTTTCAGAATTCCAATACGGAAAACCATCAATTGGTTCAGTTTTTCCAATTGGAGAATTAAAATCATAATCTGGTTCATCACAATAACACCAGTCAGGATGTTCTTTTTTTTCTTTTTCTAATTCGTATTTTGCACGAATAGCTTTATTTCTTTTTTTATTTGACATTATATTTGCAACAATAATCTTGTATCATCTCGATTATAAATTCTAACAATACTACCCTGTCCATATATAATTTGAAAATAAAAACCTTCAAATTCTGTAATATCATATGGAAAATCTGAATCGAGTTTATTTTTTTTAATGATTTTTTTATTCACTTTTTTGCCGAAAGTAAAAGCATAATCAATAATAAATTGTAAAACATGATTTGGATATGGTTCATAACCATTTTCATAACATTTAGCTCTATATTCTTCATCGTGTTTAATAATTAAACGATACAATAAATTATCAAAACTATTTGTTTTAAGCCAATCAGTAAAACTATTATATCTTTGAATTTTTAGTTCATATTCCTTTCGTTCTTTTTCAATATAAGCTTTACCACTTGGAGATTCAATCCATTCATCCAAATGTTTTTTAAATTTTTCAATATCCATAATCGATTGATTATTTATTATACCAAAATAAAGCAATTTTTTTACAAAATGCAATAGTTTCTTCTTCAGTCATTGAATTTTTCATTAAATTAATTGATGCACATACAAACACAATATTTCCTTTTTCATAAGGTTTGTTAGAATCAATTCTATCCAATGATGCTAATTCTTGAAAAACATTTTTTTTATTTCTACTATATGTAGGTAATGTTAATTTAATTCCAGTATATGGACAAATACCATTTTGATTATTCCACGTTTCTTTAATATCTTCTAAAGTTAAATCACCTAATTTATCTCTATTTCTTGCTCTCCTAAGAAATTCTCTAAATCCAGTAAATTCATCACTTCTTATAATATTTTTTAAATGAGATGTATTACCATTTCCAAACCATTCACCCATAGTTTTTTTTATATTGTCTTTTCCACAACAATTTCTACTACAATAATGATTTTTACCTAATTTTTCTGTTCTATTATATTCAGTTTTTATTTTTTCAAAAGTTTTACTACACGTTTTACATATTGTGGCTACTGTTTTCCTATTTTTTTTCCAATCTCCCATAGTATTACATTTTCATATAAATACTATGGAGATAGAAAAAAGTTTGTGGAGGTGGAGGGTATCGAACCCCTCGTCTTTCCTGTGTTTAATAAGCTTTCTACAAGTTTATTTGATTTTTCTAAATCAACAAAATATTAAGTTATTATGGAAAACAAAAAAACCAGAGTGATTATTTAAAGGTATCTCAAACCTCACATGTTTACATGCTTTTGCCGTTTATTGTTTCCTTAAGCTGCTATTGCAAGTTCAGCACTCTGTGCGAATACGCTTTTTCCTTTTGTCAAGGAAGTTGGAATAGACATAATGTCTTCTGCATTTATTGTTTTGAACCTTTTTAGAGTAGTCCGATTCAACTACTACTTGCTTACGTTACCGCCCTACCTGAAATCAAAGCCAGTCACCCCCATTATGTTAAAGAACTTATTTTAATAATACATTCCATTTTTTCTTAAATAAATCTTCATAGTCATTAGCATCCATGAAATTACATTGCATAACACCAACTCCAGTTAAAATACCAATAAATAATAAATTAGGATTATCAATACCTTTAAGAGAATATTCATCAAACAATCTCCTTTCAGTTATAGATTTATGCTTATTTTGTAATAAAACATCAATAATATATTTACCTTCTTCAGTTTTTTCAACAAATCTGGCAGGTATTATTAATATTTTTTTAACTTCCATATTCATTATTTATTTTTTACTTGGTTCTTTTCTAAAGCTCCATTTATCAAATCCATATTGTGTAATCTTGTATTTATCTTCAACTTCAACAATATTTTTTTCATTAGAACCTAACACACCACTCATAAACATTTGAATTTCTTGAAATGCTTGAAATGAATCAAATATTTTATAAAATTCATATTTATTTAGAGTTGGATTTATGAAGAATTTGGAATTCATGTTTCTATATTTTCCATTATTTGAAATGTATGTAACATCGTAATCCGAATCAAATACAAATATTGGAGTGTGATATTTTCTAAATATATCTAAAGCATCGTAATTTTTAATCTCATTTAAATTATCTGAAAACTTACCACGCCATCCGCTTTTATCGTCAATCATTGATGTAATATAACTTTCATCAAATGTAATTTCAGTAATTAATTTATTAGGAATTGAGAAACCTTGTGGAATTTCATAGTAAAGTTTCCAACCCACATAAAGTTTCCCACAAAATCCAATAATAAAATAATTCATTAATGGATATTTTTTCTGAAATTCTTTTTTTAAATTATGATATCTGAAATTAATAAAAGCAGAATCTCTATTTTTTTGCCAAGAATGACTTCCATGTACGAAAAACATTGGAACTTCTTTATTTGTAAGTTCCTTTTCTTCTCGTTCATATACAATGGTTTTATCAATGCCAGTTGAACCAGCAACACCATCATAATAATCTTTTTTTCTTGTCAATATTAACATTAGGCAAATTTATATTTTAAAATTGAAATTATCAAGAATTATTGAAATTTATATGAATATTCAATTTTAGTTTGAACTTTACACCATTTATCTGTTGTATAATCCCATAACCAAACAGTTACATTTTCATAAATTGTAGTAATGATTAGACGTTTTAAATATTTATCATCAGTTGCAGGATTTATAACTAATAATATACCAGCTTTTTTATTTAATTTTCTCGCATAATATTGAGATTGTCCTATAGATTCTGCCCATTTTTCAGCAAAATCAACTTCAATTGCAAAAGTATCCGTAACAATATCTACACGAGCTTTATCATCTAAAATAACTTCAGTTTTTCCTTTAATCTGATTTGCGAAATTATTTTGATAATACGATTCATTCAATTTAGTAAATTGACCTGATACTTCTTGTGTATATCCAAGAATAGATATTAACGATAAAATAATACTTAAAATAGTTTTTTTCATAAATATAAGTTTTGTTTATAAATACGAATTTTAATCAATGTTGTTACAATCTACCTTTTTATTCATTTTTCTATCATTTGCAGTATAAAAAAGTACACGTTTTAATTTCATTTCTTGTACAGTATTTTTTAAACTACTCCAACAATAACTATTAATCATCTTTTTTAATTTGTTTTGTGATGCCATAATTCTTAAATTTTTTTATAATTTGATTATCTAAATCTAATAAAAAACTATTAGGTATAATAATATTTTTATCATAAAATTGTTCTAAAATTTCTTTTTTAGTGAAACAACCTTCATAAATACCATCACTCCACATTTTAACATGTAAACCCCAAGATTTTTTTGATATAATTATTGATTTAAGAATATTTGGATGTCTGGTTGGAATACCTTGAAAATATATTTCATCCTTCGAATATTCTCCATTATCAAATTTTTTAAAACAAACTTTAGAATCTTCATGATTTAAAGATAATAAAGTTTTAATGTCAACACCTGAAAAATCAAGTATTTTATAACGATATGATTGAAAAAAAAATTTTGAAAATTAAATTAAATTCATCACTATGTTTATTTCTTCTTCGTTCTTGTCTTGTTAATTGCACCCTAATAGGGTGCTCATTGCTTTTTGCGTTTTCATAAGTTATTGATTTTTAATAAATTAAAGCACGCCCGGTAGGATTTGAACCCACGTATGCTTTCGCAAATAGTTTTGGAGACTATCACCTTTAACCACTCGGTCACGGACGTATTAGATGCGCTTATGAATGAACCCTCATATCATTCCTAAATGTTTGGAACTTACTATCGTCAACCCAAAATAAGCAATATTTTATTCCGGTAATATCCGGTAATAAAATAAAAATATAAATACTTGATATTCAGTATTAATTTATTTTATTCCGGCAATATCCGGTAATATTCGGCAATTTAAGAATTTAAAATTTTATTCATCAAATCTACTGGAGATTCACCAATTTCTCCTACAATAATATTTTTAAATCCATTTTGTTCAGTAATTATTGAATTTTTTTCATCGATTGAACCTCGATATTTATCACCATAATCCCCTTCTAATTTTTTTGTTGCAGGGTTTACATCACCCCAATTAACATGGGGATTACCAATTGGTTCAACTAAAAATTTTCTACCTGTTTTGATATCAGTTATATGATACCTACCATCTTCACTACTCATATATTTATAATTAATTAGCACACCTGAAAGTAATCGAAACCTTATCCTCGGAGTTGGAAACCGATATCTTACCATTAGACGACAGATGTATGTTAGTAGGGATGGTGGGAGTCGAACCCACACCTATACAGAATTTAAATCTGATGCCTCTACCAATTGGGCTACAGAACCATATTCGAATTTTTACGCTACCCAGCAACAGGTTCTATAAAATTCTAACAGTCTGTCTCAGTGGAGCATGACGAATTCGAATCGTCCTGATTTTCTCGGTGCAAGCGAGATGACCAACCCTAGCAGTCCCATACCCCATATCACTTTTTCTTTCTCAGTTATTAACTAACTTCACGGAAATCTAAAAGTGTAAAACTCAATAGCGTAGCTCTGGTCGGACTTGAACCGACACGTCCATTACTGAACCACAGATTTTAAGTCTGTTGCGTACTGCCAATTTCGCCACAAAGCCATATATATTATTAATTAATTCTTTTACTTTGTCCCGAAAAACTATATCGAAAATGAAAATTTATAGTATTTATTATAAATTAAGTCTTATGATTCCATTATTTACCAAAGAAGAATTTAATACAGCTAAATCAAATGATTTTTTGAATTTAAAATGTCACTATTGTGATAATATTTTCCAATGTCAAAAAAAGAGAATAAAACATTATATAAAAGAAAATAAATATAATCGTGGTAATTTTTGTACAAAAAAATGTCGTTCACTATATTTCAATAATAGTACAATTTTTACTTGTATTAATTGTGGTATTGAAATTATAAAACCTAATAGTGAAATAAAAAAATCAAACAATCATTTTTGTTCACAATCATGTGCTGCAATTTATAATAATACACATAAAACAAAAGGTAATCGTAGGTCTAAACTTGAAATTTATCTTGAAGGACAATTAAAATTATTATATCCTGATTTAGAAATATTATTTAATAATAAAGATATAATAAATTCTGAATTAGATATTTATATTCCTTCACTTAAACTTGCTTTTGAGTTAAATGGTTTATTTCATTATGAACCAATATTTGGCGAAAATAAACTTCAACAAATTCAAAATAATGATAATAGAAAATTTCAAGCTTGTTTAGAACAAGGGATTGAATTATGCATTATTGACACATCACAACAAAAATATTTCAAAGAACAAACATCAAAAAAATATTTAAACGTTATTGTTAACATAATAAAAAATAAATAGTGTTTTTGCAAGAATTAAGTTTATTTTAATTATTATAAAATATTAGTATCCTCTGAGAGACTTGAACTCTCACACCTTTCAGCAATAGTTTCTAAAACTATCGTG